CCACAACTGTTGTTAAGGCAAGCACACCATTTGAGCGTATGAGGAGCAGACGTAGGCCAAAAGACAGGGCATTTAGCCTATGAAATGGATAGTTTGCTTTTCTGGGCGTAAACAAACAGGTTTTTACCGATTTTTTACCAAAAAAACACCTAAATTTACGCATTGTCACGTAATGAGATACGATGCTGAAGCAGATGTATGGATATGGCTTGAATATCACTCTGATGGTCTAAGATTTCGTGTCGAAAAGTCCGATAATGCCGATTATATGATTAATGTAGCTATGGAAAAGTTTATTTGCATTGAAGTAGAGGCAGATAAAGTAAAATCCAACCTTCCCCAGTTTCAATTGCCTTGGCTTTATTGCGTTACATTCTGCAAGCATGTTGTTGGTGTTAACAAGTGGTGGATACTAACGCCATATGCTTTGTATTGTGAATTGCTAAAACGTGACGGAACAGAGATTTTTATCTCAGAAAAAGGAGAAGCTCATGGGTAATCCATTTAAATCACCGTCACGACCAAGGGTAGACCCTCAGGTTGCACAACAAAGAGCTGAAGTACAAGCAAGACAGAATGCAGAAGCGGCCTCTAATAAAGCAAAAAAAGCAGATATGGCAATGCGTGTGTCTCGTAATCTTTTAGGCAAAAAAGCTCTGCAAGACGAAGAATTAGAAGGTTACAGAGGCTATCGCAAAACAATGGGTAAAAATACAGCATGAGACAGGAAGCCAATGACGGAGGGCCATCTCCATCTATAACCCAAGGCAATGATGCTGAATATAAACGGGTAATGGATAGATATAAGAAGGCAAAAGGCAAATGGAACTCTTGGTCAGACGTATGGGAGGAGATTTACGATTATGTTCTCCCTCATCGTGAGTCTTTCTTTGGGGAGTTTAGTGGTCAAAGGCGAACAGAAAATATTTATGATGAAACTGCTGTTACTGGTTTGCCTAAATTTGCTAGCCGTCTTCAGCTTGGCTTTTTTCCTCCTAACGGTAGAGCCTTCAAGCTTGCCCCCGGCCCCGAATACCCAAAAGAACTTATCACAAAGCAAACACTTGGAGAACTTGATGATATTACAGATCTCCTGCATGAGGGATTGCGTAACTCCAACTTTGCAGCCGAACTGCACGAAGGACTGCAAGACCTTGGATTAGGCACTATGAACTTACTGGTACAGCCCGGAAGGTTTAATGGTGATTTGCATTTTACAAGTGTTCCTCCAACACATATATCGCTTTTGGGCGGTAATATGGATCAGATTAGCGACTGGTTTAGAACAATGCCAGATTGCGATATTACAGAAGTAAAGCATCGGTTTCCGTTTGTAACTTTTACAAATGAAATGACTGCTATTCAAAAGCGTGACCCTAAACGCAAAACAAAAGTATTAGAGGCTACCTGTTATGACCAGACAGATAAGTTTAAGGATGAATATACCTATTATATAATTTCTGAAACAGACAAGGCTATTTTATTTAAAGCCAAGTTAAATAGCAGAGCTGATAATCCGTGGATTACAACCAGATGGTCTAAATCGGGCTTTGAGGTTTGGGGAAGAGGTCCAGTATTACAGGCGATGCCAGCAATTAAAACATTGAATCTGACGGTACAGTTAATTCTTGAAAATGCTGAAATGGCAATTGCGGGTAGCTTTGTTTATGACGATGACGGTGTTTTTAATCCTGATAATATAACCATACAGCCCGGAACATTTATTCCTCGAAGTCCGGGTTCTACAATTGAGGCATTAGGGTCAGCTGGTCGATTTGATGTAGCGCAACTTGTTCTGGATGATATGAGACGAAATGTACGCAAGGCATTATTTATTGATGAGCTTGATACACGGCCTAATGCCAAAACACCTTTATCTGCAACAGAAGTATCTGAGCGATTAGCTGATGTATCCAGAGATATGGGCGCAGTTGCAGGCAGAATGCAAAAAGAATTTCTACAGCCGTTAGTAGAACGCATTGTTCATATCTATACAGTACAAGGAATACTTAATCTTCCTAAAGTAGATGGACGCCAGTTACGTGTTGTTCCTGTATCTCCATTATTAAGAGCGCAAGACCAACAGGACGTATCTGACTTTGTTCGCTTTCAGCAAACTGTAGCTGGAACATTCGGGCCTGAGTTTACACCAACCTTATATAACCAAGAGCAAGTAATCCGCTTCTTGGCTTCCAAGTTTGGCATACCAGAAGAGTTATTAGCTGACCAAGAACAAGTGCAACAGAATGTTGATATGTTGGCACAACTGGCACAGCAAACAGGACAATTACAGCAGTGACGAAGGAAAAAATAAATGTTTCGTGTGATGGTAGGGGATATACTCGTGACGTTGAAGCTGACCTTAATTCTAAGGCCTATGCTTTATTCGGCTCAGGTGTTGGAAAGGCTTTTCTCACGTATCTCGAGAGCATTTCGACACAGAATATCCATCCTGCAGGAACAAATATCGAAATATTAGCACATGCCGAAGGTTCAAGATGGTTATGTGCAGTAATTAAAAGAAGATGTGAGTTGGGACGAAAACAGGGCTAGTTATGAGTAAGGGGCCAGCATGGCAAAGAAAAGAAGGCAAAAACCCAGAAGGCGGACTAAACGCTACTGGGAGAGCTTCATACAATAGAGAGACAGGGGGCAATCTAAAAGCTCCTGTTTCTGCAAAAGAAGCAAAGAAAAGCCCTAAAAAAGCGGCTAGACGAAGGTCTTTTTGCGCCAGAATGAAGGGCATGAAGAAAAAACTAACTTCTGCAAAAACTAGGAATGACCCTAATAGCAGAATTAATAAAGCACTAAGAAAGTGGGATTGTTAAATGAATGACGAACAAACATTTGATGCAAGTAATGAAACAGCCGATCAATCACCAGAAGTTGCGGAGCAATCTAGCCCATCAGATACAGGTGAGGAAAACACCCATCTTGAGCGACCAGACTGGCTACCAACAAAATTTGAAACGCCAGAGCAATTGGCTGTTAGCTATGGTGAACTGGAAAAATCGTATCACACAAGGCGTGATGATATTAAAACAGAAGTTCTTAATGAATTATCTCAAGAGCATGATGCAAATGTTCCGGCAGCTCCGGGCGATTATAGTATGGAACTGGAATTTGATGGCGAAAAAATGGATATTCCAGAAACGCCAATGACATCATGGTTTAGAGATAAAGCACATTCTTTAGGTTTAGCTCAGGATCAGTTTAGTGAGATTATGAGCGAGTATATTCAAATGGAGCAACTTACTGGGCCTGCATGGGAACAGGAGTCACAAGCTTTGGGTGAACATGCTGAAAAAAGGCTTGAGCGTGTTGATGCATGGGCTGGGGCTAATCTATCACCAGAAGCCTATCAGGTATTTGCTAAAATACCCGCATCAGCAGAGGTTGTTCAGTTATATGAAGAGCTAATGGAGCTAAACGGACAGCCACAGTTTAACATGGTGGATTCTAATAGTTTCCAAGAGGAAATAACCGAAGCAGATTTAAAATCCATGCAACAAGATCCAAAATACTGGAAAGAACAGGATCCGGCATTTATTGCAAAGGTTAGAGCTGGGTTTGACAAGCTTGCTATGCGCAAGCACGGAACTTTAACCCAATCAATGTGAATTGAATAAGATTTTTATATTTGAGAATGTCAGAGTGCAAGAAGGCCTGATAGCGGATGGTGATGCCCGAAAGGATAACATCGATACCTAATGTTTGAAGATAACCAGAAGGCGTTAAAGTAAACTTAAACTAGGAGAATAAAATGGCAGTAAGTACCATTTCCACCTCCTTTATCGAAGAGTTTGAGTCTGGCGTTCATATGGCATATCAGCGCATGGGTTCAAAGCTACGTAATACTGTTCGTACACGTAACGGTGTAAAGAATAAGACTACGTTTCAAAAGGTCGGTAAAGGATTTGCTACTACCAAGTCTAGGCATGGTTCGGTAGCACCCATGAACCTCGAGCATACAAACGTGAACGTAACATTAGAGGACTATTTCGCAGGCGAGTGGATAGATGACCTCGACCAGTTACGTATTAACCACGATGAAATGCTTGTGGCTCAACAATCTGGTGCATATGCACTAGGCCGTAAAACAGATGAATTAATCTTGGCGGCAATGACCTCAACTACATCAGCACATGATGAAACATCAAACGGAATTACACTAGCTTGGGCATTAGAGCTAATGGAGAAGTTTGGTAATAATAATGTGCCAGATGACGGCAGACGTTTTTGTGTTGTCGGTTGGGAGCAATGGTCACAGCTTATGAGTTTAGCTCAGTTTTCAGATGCAGATTTTGTTGGAACGGATAACCTTCCGTTTGCTAATAACATGACTGCTAAAAACTGGCTTGGCTTTATGTGGTTTCCTCATAGTGGTCTTACCGGAATGAATGGTTCTGGTGCGGCTGGAACAACTCACAGAGAATGTTTTGCGTATCATGCAGATGCACTTGCACATGCAATAGGCGCAGATATCTCGTCAAACATGCAATATCACAACGATAAAGACAGTTATTTTGTATTAAATAAGATGCAAATGAACTCTGTTCTTATTGATGTTGAAGGTGTGTTTGAAATGGAACTAAAGAATTAGGAGGACTTAGATATGGCGTTTGTAAAAGCAAATCTTTCATTAGTGTCCTATTCTGGAAATGGTTTCCATATGTGGCACTACACGACAACAGATGCAAAAGCAGTTGTCGATTCAGCTAACTACTTTAACGATGCTCTAAATGAGATGAATGTTGGG